ATTCTTATTTACCATGCCATTCACAGTGGCAGGCACCAGCTTCTGCACGACGGAGTATTCATCCGACGACTCGTTTTTCTTGACCAACAGCGCTTCCTTAATTACGCCATAGCTTCCCATGACTTACACCCCCTTCTTGAACACAACAGCGTTGGCAAACGGAGACGAGGAAACGGTTTTCCAGACGTTCAGGAAGTAGTTGTTGTACATGCCAGCCGCGACATAATCGTCGGTGAAAGCAGTCAGGTTGTCATACACCTGGAACCACTCGCGGTCACACAGCACAGCAAGGACACCCTTCATGTTGTCCAGCTCCTCCTGGGTAACAGGGGGCAACATGTCGCTGGAAGCCTGGATAATGCTGAACCGGTCGGAGTCGAACGTGGTGAAATCATCAATGAGCTTGAGATGACCCATGAAATTGGCCTTGTCCATGTTGAACGCGCTGGCCAGCACGTTGACGTCGAACTGTGCATTGAACATAGCATCCATGAAAATGAACTGGTCATCCTTGGGGGTGGCGGTGTGAACCCCCTGGGCATTGTACTCAGTTTTCATGAACTCCAGGATATTGGAAGTACCCCGGAAAGCGACGGCGGCGCTATTCAGGCCGTTACTGGTGTCCACTGTTACAGGCTTCATCTCATTGGCGTTCACACCCTTGATAATGAGATACTTGAACAGCAGATATTCGTCGTATTCGGCGGCGGTGGAAACAGCAGAGATAATTCTGGCAATCAGGTCGGTCACGCCATTGGCAGTCATGAACGCCTGCTTCAGGTCCTGCTGTTGAATGGTGATGGGATACTGAACGCGCCAGTTCATAGCGTGGAAAGCGGTACGCACATCGGGGATGGTGCGCTTGAACTCACGGTCAGCGGCCTTTTCTGCGGAGAACTCGCGCGCTTTGGAAATGTTCACATACACTTCCTCGACGGTTTCGCCGAACTCCAGGTAACCCTTTTTCAGCTCGGCATAAGCGTTATTGAACAGGGCGCTCTTAACCTTTACGGCGGCGATTCTGTTGACCAGGGCGGACAGAAACTGGTTGGCCAGAACGGGATAACCATACAGGACATCACCCACCTGGGGAATGCACCTCTCGTTGGTAATCTCAGGCACCTGGTCCTGGTAATCCTGGCCGAGGTTAGCGCGGATAGTATTGATGATATCAATAGAACGCGCGTTCAGGTTGGTAATTGCTACTCTACTGGGCATAATTTAAGCCTCCTTAAAAAGATTCTCGAACGTAGGACGTTCGGCGGGAACCGGGTTGATAATGGGGTCAACACCCGGCTGGTCATTGTTGTCGGCGTTGTTCATGAAACGGTCGCGATATCTGGCGCGCCAGGCGGCATCGTTTTCTCGATACTTCTGTTCCCAGTCAACAGCGCTCCTTGCGCTGTTATCGTCCAGAGTGTCAGACACATCTTCCATGAGAGCAAGCGCTTCATCGGAAGCGTTGTCTCCCAAGACGGCGGTCAGAGACTGAATCAGTTCGTCTTTAGTTTTGATAGCCATATTGTCCTCCTTATCCATACAGATAAAATTTCCAGCGGCGCTTTCTCTTAGCCCCAGGAGACGGCCCAGGCCCTGGACCTGGTTCGTCGCCATCATAATCTGGGTTGTAGATAAAACCCTGGAATCTGTAACCATTGTTTACCTGACTCTGTGTCAAGTAACCCAATGATTTCAACTGTGTTGAAACCCAGAAATAGTCGGGGTCATCATAACCGCCCGGGTTACGGCTATAACCGCTGTTGCTACATATCGCGTTACCTTCGTCGTCAATGTACTCGACGATGCAGACGTGACCAGCATGTCCAGGTTGTTCCAGGCACAAAACCGCGCCCGGCTGGGGAACCGCGCCAGTTTCATAACCAGACACGGCTCCCCACCATTCGCCGCCATCGCCAGTCGGGAGGTGCGGAACCACCCCATAGGTTTCCCAGAATCGGCCCCAGGCATAACATGTGCAGTTCGGTAGGTCCCAATGTGAAGCGTAGAATGGATTTATGTTGCTGTACCAGTATTTACTGCCCAGCATTCCCTCTTTGGTGAGTCTTGGTGTGTACATAGGGTTACACCTTCACAATAAAGGCAGAGATTCCCATATCACGAAGTTTGTCGCGGTAGCGTTCAGCGTTCTCGCGCACCTTAAAAGCGCCAACCTGTACGCGATACAGGGTATCATCTTTAGCAGGCTTAGCGGGTTTGATAGGTTCAACATACTTCACGCCAAAGTAGTCACAAATACCGGCGGCAATTGCTTCGCCGATATCGTTAGTGTGCTCAACAATCCACTTTGCGCTGGTGGGGTTGTCGTGGAACTCACATTCGCAGTACACACAGGGTGCCCAGGTGTTTACCATCTCATACCAGGTCTTGTTGACCTGTACGGACTCGCTGGTCCCAGGCGTAATCGGGGCCAACCTGTTGAACACTTTAAGTGCGGCCTTGTATCCGGGCTTGGCCTTGTCATAGGCGTAGATTCTGGTGCCAGCTACAGTGCCATTGTATGCGTTGGTGTGAACGCAGACGTGGAGGTCTGCGGCCCACGCATTGGAAGCGTTTACCACACTTGCCATGTCGGGCCCCTGCATCATCTTTACTTCAAACTTGTTGCGAAGCAGAGCCGAGACAAGGGCGCTTGCAATCTTCTTACACTGGTCGCCTTCCGTGGTGTTGCCATATGCATAGATGTTGTTGAACTGGTCTGACGGTGAAACGAAAATGCGGGGAGTAGCCATTACTCTACACCTCCCATTTTGTCAACCAGCTGTTGCATAACCAGCGTGTTGTTCTGGATAGCTTCGGTCAGCTGTCTGACTTCATCTTTGTGAGTTTCAGTCATGGTCTTGATGTACCAGAAACAAATCAGGCACACGACAATGGGGAAGCCCACACTGGTGATAAGAGTGGTAATTGCATTGGTGTCCATTGTGCTCCTCCTTTACAAGAATAGTGAGAAAAAGATTCCCTATGATGATTATAGCATATGGCTTGACATTTGTCAAGGGCTATGGTATAATCTAATAGGAGAACTTTGAAAGTAGGTGAAAGTGTGGGAAAGTATTATGACGGTGCAAAGCTGTTGTCTCTTATGGATATCAACGGAAACCGTCCAGAGATTTATATGTGTACCACCAACAGAACCGGCGGTAAAACCACTTTCTTTGGTAGGCTGTGCGCTAATGGGTGGAAAAAGAAACGCGAAAAATTCTGCCTGGTTTATAGATATAATTATGAGCTGGACGATTGCGCTGACAAGTTCTTTAAGGACATTGGCAGGTTGTTCTTTGACGGCGTTACGTTCACCAGCAAACGACGCGCAAGTGGTATCTTCCACGAACTTTTCTGGGATGATGAATGTTGTGGCTATGCCGTGTCATTGAACAGCGCTGACCAGCTGAAAAAATACAGCCACTTGTTCAGTGACGTTAAGCGCATGTTCTTTGACGAGTTTCAGAGTGAGACAAACCACTATTGCAACGACGAAATAAGGAAGTTCCTATCGATTCATACGTCTATTGCACGTGGTAATGGAGAACAAATTCGTTATGTCCCGGTGTATATGTGCGCTAACCCAGTATCCATCATCAATCCGTACTATGTGGAGATGGGAATCAGCGAACGCCTTAACGATGATACTAGGTTCCTACGCGGTGACGGATTTGTCCTTGAACAGGGCTTTGTCGAGTCTGCAAGTGAAGCGCAAAAACAAAGCGGTTTTAATCGCGCGTTTGCGCGTAACAGCTATGTTGCATACAGTGCGCAATGCGTGTACTTGAATGATAGCAAGGCATTCATTGACCAGCCCACTGGTAGAGGGCGTTATCTTGCAACACTTCGGTATAACGGAACAGAGTACGCACTACGAGAGTTTCCAGAACTTGGCATTATCTATTGCGACAATCGCCCTGACAGCACGTTCAAGGGTAAAATCACAGTAACAACAGAGGACCACGGATTAAACTATGTGATGCTTAAAAGGAATGACCTATTTCTCACAAATATGCGCTGGTATTTTGAGCGTGGATGTTTCCGGTTCAAGGACCTACGTTGCAAGGAAGCTGTGTTAAAGGCGCTATCATATTAAGGTATCTGCCATTGTGTCCAACACTGAACTCCCCGGATAACCACGGCTGGAATATGTCGCCGGGACTGTTTATCGGATAGGTTGCCGCTTTGTTGGTGCAAGGGTTACAGATATGAAAACACCCCTATGGTTTTCCATAGGGGTGTTTAGCTTATTTCCGCTTTTGTCTACTTGAGGGATAGCGGTACTTGCGGATTTCGGCGATAGGGTCACAGCTTACAACTTCGCCATCTTCGCAAAGTATTATGTTGCACTCATTTTCGTTAAGGCACAGTTGCCATATGGTGTTTTGGAGTGACGGAGAAAGCGTTGGAACGCTATCTCTGTCCTTGGTGATAATTCTCTGCCAGATAGTTGGCTTACCAGTTGCGTGGTTAATTACAACAATCTGGCTATCTCCAAACTCTTTCAACTTGTTCACGATAACCGTGTATTTCTTGTACTGCTCTATGTTATTACCTCATTTCATAAACGCTGTCAACAAGGAGGACGCCGCCGGGTATACGCTTCGGGAGTAGCTTGCCGGGAATCGCAAGGCCGACGGTGAAGTCTTGAACTGTCAGTGAACGGTGCTGTGTGTGCTCTTTGTCTGTGTACAGGAATGCCTGTTCCATCTCTGTGTGTTCAGCCGCTTCTTCGTCTGTGAAGCCATTAACCGCCATTAAAAACAGGTCCTTACACTGCTTCGGCATACCGGCACACTTGACATTGTAATATGGTGTGTCTACTTGTTCCAGTTCTTCTGCTATGACGTGCTCGATATAGGTCTTTTGTCTCACAAACCAGCCTTCATCCCAGGTGCTTTCCAGGTCCCAACAACAGAAGTTCTTATTGTGAACCTTAATGCCCTTTAACTGGTCAGGTGCAAGGTCGCAATGGATGGAGTCAGTGTCGGCATAGATGAACCCTGGTTTGTCTGGGCCGTAGTAGTTTGCTTGTGCGGCACGGATTGTGAAGTTTCTGGCGTAGCTGGTTATTGCGCTTCCCACTGGGATGTAGCCTGGGGTTTTGTCGTTTGCGCGAATGGTGCGGAAGCCGATTGTCTTGTCCTCCTTGGTGAATGCAATCTTGAAGTCGCTGTTTGGTGATGAAGCCATCTTGCCGTACAGGTTATTAAGGAACAGTTTGGCAAGCTGGCGTTTTGCGCCCTTGGACTCCATCTTGATTTTCTTGTACTTCTCAATGTACTGGTCAAAGATTCCTACGGCGGAGTCGAACCAGCATCCGTCTAAAATACGGAAATCAACAAGTTCATAGTGCTCTTTGAAAAGTGTAAAGTCTGTCATGGTCATTGTGAGTTCTACGATTGCTGGTTTTAGGTTGCCGTCAAGGTCATAGTACACTGGATAATACTTGCCGTCCTCCTTATTGTAATGGTCACTGGTTTCAAGCATCTCATTTGCACGATAACTCATGCTGTTCTTTAGTTGTATGAACGGCAGTTTGCCGGGACGAATGTAGAACCGTGTCTTGAACCGCACAAAGTAGTATGACGTTGCGCGTTTTGCTTCGTCTGGTATGAAGTTACCTGACCAAAAGTGAGGTTCGCCAATTGGATATTTGTTAAGGGACTCGCTAGACATCATAGAGGGGTACAGGGAATTCACGTCTGCTGTGACACCGTTGTGGAACAGCTTTTGCTCCTTGCCCCTGGCAAGATAGCACCATCCGCCGCGATAAGAACGATTGACATATTGCCCGGCGTTATCTGAACCGAATGACTTGTCAAGCGGCATTTGATAGAGGTCCGGGAACATGGTAGCGTAGGCTTTTTTCCCTATGGACTTCTTGTACTCTGCCAAACAACAGCTTCCTATAGTCAGTTTCTTGTGCCCCTCTGTGAACATGATTTCAAGCGCTTCCTTGACAACAAGAACGTCATTCTTAATGTACTCTTGTTCCTCGGGGGTTATTGGACAGCCTGCGTACCGTAGTCCGGTGTATTCCATGTCGAGCTTCTTGTGCTTAGTCTCAAAGCTCTTTCCGATTGCCTTAACACTAAATGGTAGGAGCTTCAAGCTGTCCCTGAACTCGATAATATTACCGTTCACTTTGACGGTTATGTCATACCACTGGCCCATGCCTGAAATGCTGTAGCTGACACTGTTATTTGGCATTTCCTTGTTCTTCATACGTACAAAGTCGTTTTCGCCAAACTGCTCAAACGCTTGTTTGTAGCCAAGATTTATCAAGAAATAGGATAGCCAGAATGAACCGTCAAACTTGAGGTTGTGAAAGTAACATATGACGTTCTCACGCAGTCCCTTGAGAAAGTCCCACATTTCGCCGATAGAATGGAACAGTGAAACGTCCTCTGTGAACAGCTCTACACAGGCCGCCGCCCACACTTCGGTGTGGTCCTGGCCCTTGTACACGGTGGTTTCAAAGTCTCCGACAAACACGCGATTCTTGCGTGTTGCCATTTACACCTCGATTTCCTCGTCTTGGTAACCATTCACTGCGTCATTAAGTATTTCTAAATCAGCGCTTTCCTCCGCCGAAAGTGCTGAACCCTTGAGTATTTCAGCCAAGGCGTTAAACGCATTTTGAACGGCTTCCTGTTTGGAATCGAACATTATTGTTTGGGTTGCATTATGAAATGCGGTAGCATCTCTGCCGATTGCGCGCATAGCTTCGCTAAAACCAAAGTTCTGTATGGCGGCATATATCATGCGCTTCATCTGGTCCACCTGTTGACGGCGCTTTTCTGCAAACCAGGCGTTCCAGTGGCCGTCAGGGGTCCAGCTATCTATTTCTTCCATGGTTTGCTCATATTCAGATTTGCCTTGGTTGAACCGTTCCAACGTTTCTTTTAACCTGTCAGCGACATCTGTTGCTTCGGCAGGAGGCATGCCTGGCTTGGTGTAATACCTGGGGTCTTTTTCGCGCTTGTGCAATGCACCTTTTTGTGCGGCTAATGAGCGCTCAATCATTCGGCCCTCTGTGCCGGTGAATGTGGAACCTTCATATATGAAAGTGGCTTGCTCGTAAAGTGTTTCAGGCTTGATTGCTGTGATTCTTGCAATGTCGCGCTTTGTTACTCTGGCGGGACGTTCAGGCACAGCATTTGCTGGAAAGCTGTAGCCGCGCTTCTCTGCTGATTTGATGAAACGGCGTATTCTCTGCTGTTGCTTGGAAAATGCCGCCTGGTTTGGTGTCATTTTTTGGCGCTTTTTTGCTGGTTTCTTTTTAGCCTTGGTGGACCTTTTCTTTGCCATGGTTCTTTCCTCCTATATTAAAATAGCGCCCACCAGGTGTGTATCTGGTGGGCGCTGGTGTTATGTTACACCACGGAACACGTCAGGAACTCTTTTCCAGGGCGGTTCTTACTGGGGCGCCGGGAAACTTCCAACTGCCAGGCTTCATCACAGTCAGCCATGTCCATAATGATTTCGCCCAGGGCGGTCATGAAGCTGGGGGAACCGGTGCGATATTTGGTGCCTGCCTTGTCAACGAGAATACAGACAGTGTAGTCGATGCTCTCGGACTTCTCGTTGTGTACGTTCAGCACGGCGTAAAAATCCAGGTCAATCAGGACAGGACCGTCCTTGGTAATCTCGTCCAGGCTTAGCGCATTGGTGGTGTCCTTCATGCGTACACGTTCCTTGTGGGTCAGCTCCTTGCTGGTCATAGTGATGGTGACATTGTAACCTTCCATTTTGCTTTACTCCTTTTCGTTGTCAGATTTGTTGTGAATGCATATCACTGTAATCGGTGGCTTGCAGATTTCGCGCAAGTCACACGATAAACAGGCGGGATTGCTGGGGTTCACTGGGGGTCCCGGGGCTGCGTGGGAATCTCTGCGTCCGGCTTGCGGCGGACAACGTCCACGGCGTGGGCGATGAAGAAATCTTCGGGCATACCCAGGAGCTTTTCCTCCACCCAGGACTTGGAGATAGACACGGCCTTGAGGGTGTCCGTATCAACGACAGCCTTGGCGGCCTTGAGGATTGCTTCGTCGTTCTTGTAGGTGCGGGAAAGTGTGACCTCCTTGGTGCAGGGTTCGCCCTGCTCAATGTCCAGACACAGAACGCATGCCTGGGTCACCTTGATAGTGCGGGTTACCATGGGTTTTCTTGCCATTTGTTGTACCTCCTTGTGTTACACTGTTTGTTGATATGGTTGGGCCAAGCTGGTACTGCCCCAGCTGTTACGGACTTCCATGGCCCGTGAACCCGGCAACGCCGGGAACACATAGGAGAGAAAGAGAGTATCGCCATCAGCGGCTACGCCTTATTATACCATGCGGACCGGTAAACTGTCAAGCGTTAAATTTTTAACAATGTTCAAATTTTCTGCGTGGGATAGAAATCACCGCTTGTCCAGGAATCCAAAACGCCATACAGATAGTTGTAAAACCTGCACAAATCAGCGCAAGCTGTGCTATGTGTACAGCGTTCACACGTTTCTGCACATTTCATATTCGCAGAGCCGATTTCAATGACTTCTATGAGGGCACGAATGTCGTCCTGTGTGTAGTTCTTTTTTGCGCGTAATGTAATCATAATTTTTCTCCTTTTGTTGTTAAATTTAGTGTTACCCGACACAGGGCCATGCGGCCCGGTGTTATTCCACATTTTCGCGCGGAATGATTTTGTCGTAGATAATCACAATGTGGCATTTATGGGGCTTGCCTTTTTCACCTGGTATGCTGGTGGTGCGTATTGCTGTATTCTTCCAGCGTGTGACGGCCTTGCGCTGGGCTTTTGTAAGGTTATGCGTGAGAAAATATGCGCGCCCATCAAGTCCGTCAAAATTCGTTGTGTTGCGTGACGCAAACCATTCAATTCCTGCATCAAGCATGTCAGCTTGGTTCATTTTTACTCGCGGCATTCCAACACCTCATGCACCGGAACAAAAATAACATCTTTAGCAAACCGCAAAAACAGGTCTACAATAAGGTGTTTATCTTCTCCGTTTCTGTAACCGTCTACTCCATCAGACATATCAAACACATTCATGGTGTACCAGTCATATATTGCCAGAATGCGCTTGTGTGGTTCATGGAGCCACAAAATGGTGAAGCCGGGAGTCCTCTCCAACGTCACACCATAATGCTCATTGGATATTGTCTGCGTATGCTCACACTTTCTCATTTCAACCGACAGACGAAACATCATTGACTCATACAATTGCTTGATATTGCGTTCCATAATAATCCTCCTTTTTGTATTTGGTGTTACCCGACACGGCCCCATTGCTGGGGCCAGGTGGTCAACGATGGCGCTTGATTAGCCATTCTACCAAACAAGCAAATGACATTGCAATCAGCGGTGACAGCGGCAGAATGACATGCACAAAAATCATTCCACAAGCCATGAGATAACCTCACCCATAATTTTTGCCTTTTCAAGCAATTCGCGGCGGCGCGCCTTTTCATAGTCAGGCGTATCTGCGTCAGTTTCTGCGTTGAGTCTTTCGATGAAGAAAATCTCGTCCAGCATTTCAGCGGTGAAATCTGCGATTGCGCGTGCGCGCATAACCTTCTGTTCGTTGTTCATGTTTATTTCTCCTTTTGTCGTTGAATTTTGGTGTTACCCGACACGGCCCCATTGCTGGGGCCTGATGGT